TTTTATTATATACAAATTTTATATAATCTGCCCATTTTGTTTTCAATATATTTCTTTGGGCATCATTTAATAGTTCATTGTATCTTTTGGCTTCTTTATTGCCTATATCATATTCTTTTTTCAATGCAACTATCAAATCTTGGTCTATAGCTTCTGTTTTATATACTTCATAATTAAAATAATGTTTTGTCTTTTTAACCCAAGTATATAAAATTGTATAATGTTGTTGATTTGTCAATTTCTGAATAGTCAACTCATTAATTAATGGTAACAAATATTCATAACTTGACAAAAATCTATTTAAAATAAACTGGTTATATGCCGATTTATATTCATCTGGCAAATTTGCCCAATCATATTTCTTTGTACAGATTGAGCCTAATATTTCAAAGATTGGATTTTTCTTTTTTTCATTCATTCAAAATGGTCCTTAAATTCCATAGTGACTTTATCATCATTAATTACCGATAGTTTTACTTCAATTAATGTTTTGTTATCCTTAAAAATATAGTAATTTCCTGCATCTTTTAACATAATAAAAGAAGGATCTTCCATAAAACTTTTAACTATTTTATTCATATTAGTCTCTATTGAATTTTGATAATCGTGAAATTGGCCAATTACCATTAACTTTTTTATTCCATTTTTCAAAAAATATTTTTCTTAATTTTTCAAACTCTTCCGGTGGTTTTCCTTGACTAGTATGCTTAATTGTAATATCTATTGTAGATACTTTATAACCACGTTCAAGAACTTGTAATGAAATATCGGTATCATAAAAATGAAATCCCATAAGATTTTCGTCAAAACGTAAACCTTCTTCAAATATCCATTTTGGAAAAAACAAGCAACAACCATCAACAGTCGCTAAATAATCATGAACACCTGGATGGTCATTCATAGGATATTCTATAGGATTATTATTTTTATCAAAACCACCTTGTATAATTGATCCAGAGCCATATGTAGAGCGACCGCCAGCACGAGGAACACCATTCCACCAAGTACAATTAACATCGAGAGCTATTGTTCCTATAACTCCTGCGAGACCAACATCTTTATTTTCGTAAAGCTTTGTTAATTTATATTCACAAACATCTATAGGAGTTACAATTTTTGTATCACTGTGCCTAAAACAAATGATTGGATCGTCATTTTTTAAAATAATATTTTCAATAGCATAATTATATTTTTTTGCCATAGAATCTGCTATTTTATTATCGATAAAAAATTTCTTAGCAGTATCTATAGTATCAGAATTTTTTTCTAAAACTGGAATTATTTCAATCATTTATTTTCCTTTAAAATATCATCTATAAGTCTAACATCGAATTTAGTTTCTGGTCCTTTTATTGCACTATAATCTATTAAGATTTTTTGCGCTAAATTACTAAATATATTAGATTTATTATTTTTAATTATAACTAATTTAGAAAACGGCATTTGGCCTTCTAACATATGTTCTCGTTGTTCTAATGTTAATAATGTTCCAACACTATCGATATCTAATGGTAATTCATTATATTCTATAGCTTTAGACATTACTTTTTCTCTATCTTCGTTAGAAATACTCGGTGTAAAAATATAGTAAGTTAATTGACATTTGGTTTGCTCTTTTTTAATTCTTTCTGCGATTTCTGCATCTGATAAAGGTTTATCACCAAATTCCTTTAAATCATTAAATATTTGTTCTAATTGAGTATCAAATAATTGACCGGGTTTTACATATTTTAATTTGTTATCTTTAAAACAAGCAGTCAAAGGAAAGACGCTTCTTTCCAACATATCTGATAATATCTTACGTTCTGAATCTAATGATACTTCAACAAAATAAAGATTTGCATTGTTAATATATTCTATGGATTGCTTATAATCTTGACAAATATGGCATGCATCGTCTGTAAAAATATAAATGCATATTTAACCATGCTTGTAGTCAAGCAAAAACTTTTCAAAACTTAATTTTTGACTATCAAGCATGTATTGTCCTCCATATTATATTTAAATTGTTTAACATAATTTTTTCCATATTTATTTTCAATATACGTCTTATTTATACAGAAAAAATATACCACTTATTCAGTGGTATATTTTAAAGTTTTAAACTTCAGGTTCAGTAATTGGATTTTCTTCCAGATCTTCAAGAACCGTATTGTAAGTCATCAATACTTTCTTGCCAGTTTCAGGATCCGGTTCCTTGTGTTTAACATACCAAGCAATATTCTTAATCATATCCTTTTCAGGATCGCAAACAAAACTAAGAATATAATCTGTTGACCAGATACCATCATTAGATTCTTTACGAGTAGCGGAAATACCAATTAATTTTGCTGGAAAAATAAGGTCACTGAATGTTACCTTATATTCTAATGTATATGCATCAAGCGGAATATTAACCTTATCCCAAGCATCTTGTGCAGCAGATTGGTCAAATGCACCATTAAAATCAATATCCTGTTGAAATTGGCGTGGAAAAGAACGAATACTTGTATCTTCTGTTATTTTCATTTGAAGAATCCAGAACATATCCTCGCCTTTCTTTATAAGCTTGAAATTTACTAAAGAACTATCAAATCTTATAGTATTCATTATTCACCTACTTTTATAGACTTAACAATCTTTTTACATTGATAAACTGGATGATCGAGCTTAAATCCAGCAAGTTCTTCAGCTTCGTATTCATTAATAATCTTAAGATTTTCAAGCTGATCAAGTGCTCGAAAATATGCTAAACTTTTACCTACATTCTTATTAAACTGATCTTGATAATTACAATGTGCAAAACCAGTAACAGTAATCTTGGACATATTAGGTTCTTTAAACCATTCTGTAATAGTTAACGCAGTATTATGTTCTTCCCATTCAGTATAAATATCACGCTGGAATTCATCCTTAACATGCGTCTGCTTATATTCTGTCGTGTATCTAACCTTTACAATAAATTGTCTACCATTTGAAAGAATAACTCTCATTCTATTTTCCTTTGTATAAAAGATTTAACGTATTTCAAATATAGTTAATTTTTTTTATTTAAAACTTTACAAAAATAAAATTTGAATTTTTAATAAAAAACGGAGTTCTTCACTCCGTTTTAATTATATAATATCTTGCTCTTTTGAATCGAACATCATCAGCATCTGATTTATATGTTGTGATGATTCTAGCCAACAACCAGAACTGTTGATAAAGTTGTATTGCCAGTTCAAAATTTCATTATATTTATCTTTTTTACAGAGTTTCCAGAAAATATCATCAATTTCTTGAATAGATGACTTTTCTGTAAATTTACATTCAGGGTGTATTTCTCTATATGGACTGTCGTCATTGGCTGTAAAAATATTACCCATAAATACACATCCACACGCACATGCTTCAGTAAATCTCAAAGAAGATTTTGCACGATTGAATGGATTATCAACTATGGATGCAATACTGAAATCAGCATGAACTTCCATAAATTTTCTTGGAAAAGTGTGTGAATCTGACCAAGGAATAAATTGAATTTTATCTTTAATTTCTTCCCAGAAAAATGGTAAAGCACCCATTACATAAAAATCAATTTTATCTTCTTTTACATTTTTAATTACCCAATCACAAAGACTCGTATCCCAGTCACCTCTATCGCCTGGTTGGCCTGGGTGGCCATTAGGAAAATTAGGATTCTGCCCTGGCTGAAGTTTAGGAATAGGTTGTCTATAATGTGTCGGACTACCAGAATAAATAACTCTAGGTTTTACTATATCTTCTGTAATATTTTTCTTACGTTCGAAATTCCACAAATAACGTGGCACAACATTTTTTATAACCATTACATTTGAAACATTAAAAACGCGTTCAATTACTTTTTTTAAATAAGGCGTTGAAACAACAATTAAATCAAGTAATGGTAAAGTTTTATGCATGATTTCTTCCATTTCTTTAATATTTTTATGGATTGCATCATGGCTTGGATTATATGGCGGAACTGCATCGTTCTTTTCGTCAGCATCACCAGTTAAAAAAATTAAATCATCAAATTCACCAACAAGTTTATAACCGAATTTTGGTTGTAATTCTTTATATCTTGTAAGTAATTCAACATCAATTTTATTCACTGGTCTTTGAAAAACAATAGATTTAGCATGTGCTAAATATTGCGGTTCAAATGTATAATATGGCATTAATACTGGAATAATTCCCATTTCATGACCGTTAATATATTCACTATTATAACGAAGTCTTACGTGAGAACAACCAGAAGTATCACGGCAATAAATTATTGCAACATTTTTACCATCGATATTTTCAGTATGTGCATTTAACATAAATTCCTTTAATTATCATCTCCATATGGATCATCTATAGTATTAAGATTTTCATAAAAATCTAATCCAGCGATTTCTTTTTCATTTCTTTCATTCATTTCAGAAAGATATAAATTTAATGCATTAGTAATAAGCTGTGTAACAAAAGCAAATGCGCTCGAATTACGTGTTTCATCATATCTATTAATATATGTAAATAACGTCATTAATGCTTCTTGTCTAATATCATCTATTTCTTCATATGCTGGTGACTGAATAAGCTTAAATGAAATTATACGACCATTAATAACTTTAATAAAAGCATTACAAATATCTTTTTTAACTTGTTCGAATTCCATATTAAACTTATGGCGTTCTTCATTAGTCATTGATTTATATCGTTCATGTAATTGTTTTATTTCTTCACGTTTACGCTGGATAAATTCTTTTGAAACCTCATATTTATCCGTTGTAATACTTTTTTTGTTATTCTTGTTTTCAAGTTTACGTTCATAAGCATCACACCATTCGCCGGTATCATTTATATTCATTTTATTAAATTTAACGACTAATTCTCGTAAATATTTATTTGAAATATATCCTTCATCTTTTTCTTGTTTCATATTATACCTTTATTAATTCCATAATTATTTTATAAATATAGAATTTTTTTGTAAATAAAAATTTACAAATTTTTTTTCTGATTTTTTTTAAAAATGTGGCATACTAGGAGTAGAAGGCTTAGACATACTATGCGGCATTGAAGGCATTTGTGATTTCGCCTTGGCGATTTCTTTTTGATTTGCTTGATTTTCTTCATCAATCATTTTGTTAATGATTTGTTGTTCTATTTCTACTTCTACCCATGACCAATCATTTGTAATTTGCAAATTTGAATATTTTGCAATTCTAGTAATAGTTTCAAGAACTTGAGATAAATCTACATTACTAAAAAGATTTTGATCATTTATTTCAATTTTTACCTTGTGCATTTTATGACATTTTGGACAATATATTTCAAATTCCTTTTTAACGCCACAATAATTATCATTTATATGTGATTTTAATATCATAAAATCATTAGCGGTTAAATTGCTAACAAATTTATATTTTTCTTCCAATGTATTTCCTGTATCTATCCATAAACATACCTCATCAAATTCATCTTTTATTTTATAAATTGAATCTGCATATTTTGGCATTTTTAATGGTAATTTGATACCTAAATCTGGTAAATAAACTTTATTCTCAAATTTATGGTCAAGATATATAAATTCTAAATCCATTAATTTAATTGTATATTCTATTCGTTCTTTACAGGAAGAACATTCAGGGATAGTTATTATAAAACCGTTATTATTAATAAAACTATTTAAACGAATCCAGAAAATAATAAATTCTCTATCTGCAAGGATCAAATCTTCATAATCTATATTTTCTAAAATTGTGCATTTTTCAAGCAATTCATTACAAATATTTGTTGCATTTTGAGGTGTTAAAGTAGCTAAAAATTTGATTTCGAGAACTGATAATGAACGAGCTTTTATTTTTGTATTCTTTGGATATAATATACCTTTTGATGGAAATTCTGCTAAATCTAATTGCCAAAAATTAAAATTATCATAATTGTGAATTAATGAATTATTATTTTTCATTTTTAGTTATCTCCTGGATTTGTAATTAGTTTTATTGTTGCAGTACCATTAAAAACGCCAGCCGGAGTAATTCCATTTGCTTGAGTAAATACTAAAGGTGTTTTTATCATTGCGTCTTTTAAAAAATTTTCAAATTCATTCCAAAATACTTTAAATGTATTTGGATTTTCTGGGGGTTCATTTTTTATTTTTTTAATAAAATTTTCACCGAATTTATAAAAATGTGCTGTAGAAATACTATTTGTTAATTTTGCTGTAATTACTATTGGATTTGTATAGATAGTAGATGACAAACCTAAAAATTTAGCCCATAACGATGAAGTTGTAGACCAATTTAAAGTCGCTTTAGCTAGTTTTTTACCTATATAATTAAAAATTGCAGGAAAGGTTTTTTCTTCCATTAATGCAAAACCTTTTAAATCTTTTGCTGTTATATAAAGTGATTCAGCTATCGGTTTTAAACCATTGTTATAAAATGGTATTACTGTACCTGCTGGAGATGTAACTGTTCCTGTTACAGCACATAATTGAATCATCAACTCTTTATCAAACCATTCATTTAATGATTCAGCTAGAATATTATAAAAAGTGCCTGCCGGTGACATTGCAGTCATTCTTTTTAATTTTGGATTTATAATATCATAAAATGAAGTAAATATCATTATTTAAAATCACTCCAGAAATCATCATTATATTCCATCGCGTCAGCCATCATATCAATAGTCATATTATCTTCTTGTTTAATTTCTTCTTTGATTCTGATATTATCCATATCAATTTCTGGTTGTAAAGTGGCATAAACTGCCCAATATAAAGCTGAAACAGTGTCATCATGATTTCCTTTTGCAGCTTTGAAAACATTTGAAGTTTGTTCTTCAAATCTTGAAAGTTCTGCAATAGTTACACCGTCATGAATAGTAAGAATTTCAGCATCGACGACTCTTTGTAATTCAAGACATGCGTCAAGTTTGGAACGTTTATCAGATTTAGTTCCTAAACCTTTACCTGCTTTTTCAGTATTTAAAAGATTCGGGTTTTCAAGTGTATACCAAATTTCTTCTACAACCTGTTTACCTGGGTCATTGTTTTCAATAATAAAATAAGCATTATTATACATCTTGGAAACATTATCAATAATTCTTGCAAACTGTCCAGGTTTTACAGTATTGGAACGATATGTTGCAACTTGTTCCATGTGATACTTGTCTTTAATTTCGATAACCTGTATACATGCATAGTCACCACCAACACCAGCACAAGGGTCACATCCCATCAAATAGAAATGTCCAGCTTCTGGCTTTTTATAAATTGATAATGACAAATCTTCATAGAGAACATCGATTGGTTCCATTTCTACGAGTTTTTCAAGAACGTTACCGCTAATCAATGTATTAGAAGAACCAATGAATGAACAATTATGATGAATAATTCCATTAGTTGTTTCATACAATGCGCCATCAATATTAAGCGGAGTATAAACTGTTTTAATTCCTACTTCTTCTATCTGAACAACTTGACTTATATCAAACGTATTATTCTTTACTTTAGAACCACATTTAAGATCTTTTGCATAAATGTCTTGATTATCAGGTGTTTTAAATCTATGATCTAAAGAACATGTAATTTCAGAATTATCAAATATTATATGGATAGATTCAGCAGATTTCTTCTGAAATCCATCAAATTTTTTGAATGTATCACCAATCTTAATAAACATAAAAATCTCACCGAAATAAACAGAATATTTTATATATTTATAGCAACTAAAACTATAAATATTATAAAACAATTAGAAGGACTTAAAAATATGTTAAATTTAGATGTAACTCCTACAAAAATGAGCTCTGATGAAATTAAGTCATGGCTCAATGAATGTGCTGTTGAAATTGAAAAAGCATATGATGAAAATAATATTACTTATGCAGATAAGCTTGACATGATTTATCAGGTTGTAAAGCAAATGGTTGCTGAAAAACTTAAGGAAGAATCTTTTAATGGATATATGAAAACATCATTCTTATCAGAATCTGTTACTGAAGATGGTAATGATGCAACAAGCTTGATTGAAGTTGATGAATGTATTAATACGATTAAGAAGCAATTAAAAGATTGCGAAGTTGAACTTGATGCAAAAGTAATTCTTAATGCAAATTTGAAAGTTGTTGACTTTCAACCGATTACTATTGATATTGGTTTTAAGCTTCCTTATATTGATGATTTGCAACATATTATCTTAACATATACACCTTCTGAAATTCCTACAGATTTAGATATTGATTCTATTCCAGCCAAAGATTACAAAGCAACACCACAAGATGAAAATACAGAAATTACATTTAAGTCTATTACTAATTTATCTGATAATCTTCCAGAATTAATGTTTAAGGAAACTATTGAATGGCCATTTGATATGGACTTCAAGTCTGCTGCAGTAGAAAAGAAATTTAATAAGAATAAGACTTTAACAGCTAAGATTGTTGCATTACTTGGTAAGGAACAATTAATTAATAAGGTTAGTGGTTATCAGTCTACTCATTCTTCTGGTTCTAATAGAGCAACAAGAGCTAAGAGAGAAGCTGAAGTAATCAAAGCATCTGTTCGTGCTCGTGGACCATTCAAATCAAGAACAGAAATTCTTAAAGATACACTTACTGCAATTCCAGGCATTACTTCTGTTAGAGAAATGGATGTTATGGGTGATCATAAGTATTATAAGAAGTTCAGAATTACCTTTAATGGTGGTTGGTTTGATGTTTTTAATGGTGGTATGGATTTCAGAGTTACTGATAGTATTGGCGGTTTTGGTAATAATCAAGAATTCAGAACTGATACACATGACCCAGGTGCATCAGTTAATAATACACGTAATAAAGTTGTAGCATACATCAAACAAAGAATGGAAGCTATCAAACTTAGTGGAATGAGTGCTAAAGAACGTGCTGCTTTAGAGATGAGGAATAGACCACAAAGACGTGATTTAACGACTGAATATAACGAATTTGTTAAGATGGCTGAAGAAACACTAGCTGGAACAAATATCACATCCAGAGACGTCTTATCAAACAAATATGACCGGCTCATGTACAGTGAACGCTTCTTGACTGACGAGCAAATGGAAAAAATTACTCGACTTGCTACAGAACTCGATATTTAAAAAATAAAGCTTGGATAAATTCCAAGCTTTTTAATATAAAAAAATATGTGAACAAAAGTTCACATATTTTATTTTCTCCTAAAACTATTAGATAGAACCGTAGTCAGTCAATCTTGCAGCAACATCAAGGAATGAATCAATTTCATCTTCTTCAGTTTCTTCTTCATTTTTGACTTCAACGTTTTCTTTAATAATTTCTTTTTCTGTATTTTCTTTAACTTCTATAGATTCTTCAACTTGTTCTGTTTCTTCAGCTGGAGCAGCTGGTGCATCAATAACCTGAACTTCTAATCCATTTGTCTGAAGAGCAGTTGTTGCACGTCTTAATGCAGCTGGTGTCCCGTTAATATGAACAACAGCACCATCAACTTCAGAAGTTACGTTAACATTTGGGAAGATTTCTTCAGCTGCAATCTGTGCTTCTTCTTCATTAGTAAATTCAAGCCAGAGATCATTAGAAGATGTTGCAGCAGTTGGTGCTTCAGGTGTAATAAATTCACCATATTCACCAATAAGATCTTCTAAATCTTCTTGTTTCTTCTTAATTGTAAGAGAACCATCTTCATTTTCAGTAAACTTAATGTTACCATTATTAAGTCTAATTCTTACACGTGTTAATGCACCTGGAGTTGCTGGCTTGAAGATAGATACCTTACCAGAAGCAACAGCATTAACTCTGTTTCTACCAACAGCGATTTCGAGCTTAGTATATAAACCTTCAACCTTTT